AGATAAAAAACAAAAAGAAATTAGAGAAACTATGATTTGGGGTGATCCGAAGGTTAAAATACTTACAGATTATATTACTCAAGAAAGTAAATCTAATGATAGAATTTATGAAAGCAATCCATTTGGTTACAATAGTAGGAAGGCTATTACTTATATACCTTTAAGGTCTTATAAAAATAAAGTTTTTATGGAATATGCTTTTTTTCTTAACGGTTTAAAAATTATTCCTGATATTACTTTAATGAATGATGATGGAAAACCTGAAACTATTATTGAAATATTATATAAAGGTTTACCCAAAGCAGAAAAACTAATTAAGTATATTGAATCAGATTTAAATGTAATATTTGTTTTTGCAGATCAAGCTATTGCTGATTTATCTACAGACATGACATGCAGACGAGAGTGTTTTAGATTTCCAATTAGAGAAGCATGGCTAGCTGACACTTCTCAAAAAGAAAAAATTAGTAGAGCGGTTAATATTTTTTTGCAATCAAAAATGTATAAAGATAAAGAATATATTACTAGTAAAACTATAATTCAAAATACACAATGGAAACCCTACGATAAATGGAAAAGAAATCGTATGAATATAGGTTTAAAGATAAGTACAAATTATCCTTTAGATAGAGAGATAATAAAAAAAAACAGCGACTTAAGTCATTCAATGATACAAATGAAGGAGACTAGTGGTTTAATTATTTTATTAAGATACATGCAAAAACATACACAGGAAAATAAAATGATTATACCTGAGTTTAAAACAGATAGAAGATATGAACATTAGAAAAATATTAGGTCCTCCTGGTACAGGTAAGACAACTAAACTTATTAATTATGTAAAAACATTTGTTAAACTTGGTACACCTATTGATAAGATAGGATACTTTGCATTTACAACTAAAGCTGCTAACGAAGCGGTCGATAGAATGTTGGATGCATATCCTAAATTACAGAAAAAAAATTTAAAATATTTTAGAACATTACACTCACTAGCTTTTAATCAACTAGGTATAAAGAAAGCGCAAGTAATGCAGGACGAACACTACGAAGATATAGGTAGAAAACTAGGTATAGAAGTTACAGTTTATTCTAATGGAGAAGAAAAAACTGGGTTTGTAGACTCTGATAGCGAATACTTTAATATTATAAATGCAGCACGAATTAAAAATGTATCTATTGAAGAAGAATATAATACAGACATGTATTCTGAAGACATCGACAAGCATCAATTACAAATTTTAAAAGACGAAGTAGACAATTATAAAGCAGCATATGGACTAGTAGATTTTACTGACATGATTGAAAGATTTAATGTGGCAGAAATGTGTCCGAAATATGATGTAATATTCGTTGATGAAGCACAAGATTTGTCGCCAATACAGTGGAAAATGTACGATATACTAAAGAAAAATTCTAAATATGTTATATTAGCTGGCGATGATGATCAAGCTATTTATGGTTGGGCTGGTGCAGATGTTAAAAGATTCCAGGATGAAAAAGCTAAGGACATAATTTTGCCACAATCTTACAGAGTACCACGACAAGTACAACACATAGCTGATCAAATATTAAATAGAATACCAGACGACAGAAGAATTAAAAAACAATGGGCACCGCGTCCGGAATCAGGGACCACAAATCATATAACCTCAATCGAGGATGCACCGTTGCATAATGGTGACTGGTTAATTTTAGCACGAACTAATGATAAATTAATAAAATTAAAACCTATTTTAAAAGATATGGCTATTTACTTTGAAATAAAAGGTAGAAAGAGTTATAAAACAAGATTGTATACAGCAATTAATAATTACACGAGATGGACTAATGGAGATAAATTATCTCTATTAGAATGTAAAGATTTATTAGAATTTTTAGAAGAAGAAAAAATACCTACTGAAGAAAGAATGTACGATTTATTTGAATGGGGTTATTCTAGAACAGAACAATGGCATGAAGTTTTTAAAACAGATCCAGAAGAAAGTTTATACATAAGAGAAATGTTAAGATTAAAAGAAAAATTATCTAAACCAGCAAGAGTAAAATTATCTACAATACATGCAGCAAAAGGTGGTGAAGCAAATAATGTTTTATTAATTTTAGATAATACAAAAAAAATAAGAGACTCGATAGAAAGAAACGAAGACAAACATGATGAGGAACAAAGAGTTTGGTATGTGGGTGTAACACGTACAAAACAAAACTTATACATACTAACAGCTAAACATGAGGATAAAGGTTATGACATCGAAAGTTTGGGATAAGCAACACGGAGGATCACATTATCAAAAATACAAAATACAGCCAAGCAAATTTGTAGTTGAGAATGAGTTGTTATATCCAGAGGGTTGTGCTATAAAATATATTATTAGACATCGTGATAAAGGAAAAAAACAAGACTTGGAAAAAGCAATACATTTTATAGAAATGATAATTGAAAGGGACTATGGAACCAAATAATCACATACCATTCTACATGGGATTGTTTACATGTGTTTTAGTATTTTATTTTTTGGCTCAACTATTATGAAGATACCTACATTTAACGCACAAACAGAATGGGTAATACCCACAGAATTTCCAGACCTACGAAAGGTTGATGAAATTGCAATTGACTTAGAAACAAAAGATCTAGATTTATTAAAAAAAGGTTCTGGTTCTATTATTGGTAATGGTGAAGTTATAGGAATTGCTGTAGCAACAACACATTACAAAGGATACTTTCCTATTGCACACGAAGGTGGTGGCAACATGGATCGTAAAAAAGTTTTAGAATGGTTTCAAGATATTCTTAAAACAGACTCTACAAAAATATTTCACAACGCAATGTATGACGTATGTTGGATTAAAGCTATGGGTCTAACAATTAATGGTATGATTGTTGATACAATGATAGCTGCAGCTGTGACTGATGAAAACAGATTTAGATATGATCTTAATAGTTTGTCATGGAAGTATTTAGGTTTTGGTAAAAACGAAACTGCACTTGCAGAAGCAGCAGCTGAATGGGGAATAGATCCAAAGTCTGAAATGTATAAACTACCATCACTCAATGTTGGATCTTATGCTGAACGTGATGCAGAAGCTACGTTTGGTTTATGGCAAGAAATGAAAAAAGAAATTATATCACAAGACTTAGAATCTGTTTTTAATTTAGAAACAGATTTATTTCCATGCCTGGTTGACATGAGATTTAAAGGTGTAAGAGTAGATGTAGAAGCAGCACATGTATTAAAGAAAAATTTAATTAATGAAGAGAATGAATTACTTAATGCAATTGAAAAAGAAACTAATGTGCGTCCACAAATATGGGCCGCAAGCAGTATAGCACAAGTGTTTGAAAATTTAAAGATAGAGTTTGAACGTACAGAAAAAACACAAGCACCAAGTTTTACAAAAAACTTTTTACAGGAACACAAACATCCTGTTGTTAATATGATTGCAAAGGCAAGAGAAGTTAACAAAGCACACACAACTTTTATTGATTCTATTTTACGTTATGAACACAAAGGTAGAATACATGCAGAGATAAACCAATTAAGAAATGCTGGGGGTGGCACGGTAACTGGTAGGTTCTCCTACCAGAATCCAAATCTACAACAAATACCAGCTAGAAACAAAGACTTAGGACCTAAGATAAGGTCATTATTTATACCCGAGGAAGGCCATAGATGGGGTTGTTTTGACTATTCCCAGCAAGAGCCTAGGCTGGTAGTGCATTATGCTGCCTTATACAAATTACCGTCTGTTTATGATGTAGTAGACGCATATCAAAATGATGCTAACTCAGACTTTCACCAGACTGTAGCCGACATGGCAGAGATACCAAGATCACAAGCTAAGACAATTAACTTAGGATTATTTTATGGTATGGGTAAAGCTAAATTGCAGGCAGAACTTGGAGTGTCTAAAGATAAAGCCGCTGAATTATTTAATACGTATCATGGTAAAGTACCTTTTGTTAAACAGCTTATGGAAAAAGCATCTAACAGAGCACAAGACCGTGGACAGATAAGAACTTTACTTGGCAGACTTTGCAGGTTTCATTTATGGGAACCAAATAGTTTTGGTATGCATAAGGCCATGTCACACGAAGATGCATTGGCGGAACATGGACCAGGGATTAAAAGAGCTTACACATACAAAGCATTAAACAAATTAATACAAGGTAGTGCAGCTGACATGACAAAAAAATCTATGTTAGAATTATACAAAGAAGGAATTGTAGCACATATACAAATACATGATGAGTTGTGTCTATCAATAGAAAATGACGCACAGGCAAAAAAGATTGTTGAGATTATGGAGCAAGCTGTTAGTCTAGAAGTTCCAAACAAAGTAGACTACGAACATGGTAAAAACTGGGGGAGTATAAATGACTAATGGCTTATCTTAATGCAAACATACCAGTAATAGAATGTTACGT